CTACTCTTTTTGTAGACCACCATGAAGAGTGGCATCCAAAGGCGGCACTTGTGTGCGCTTTGTTTCTATCTTTAGAACGGTGAGTACAAGGCTTTTACTTGTGTCGTCAAGCAATCGAAAAGGTCTGACCAAATAATCCATTTCTTCAAAGGTGGCATTGTTTTCGTATTCATCGTGCAGCTCGTCCTGAAAAATATAGTTGGCGTCAACGTTTAGCGTGCGCAAAATTTTACTTAAAATCAGCATATTCGGCTCGTTGGTGCCGCTCTCGTAGCTTGAGATGGTATTTTTGGCACACCCAACAGCACTACCTAATTGCGCTTGGGTCATTCCCCTTTTTTTCCGAGCTTCTCTAATTCGTAAGTTGAAGGCCATCCACAATCGCTCCCTTCTGCCTAGTACCCATTGTATCAGTGATCTCCGTTTGAAACAATAGAAAAATCATAATACAGGAACATTTTGTATGTACAGGCATTGACAATATCATAAAACGAGACTATTATATGCAATAGAATCATAAATCATGATTTTTAAGGAGGAAAACCAAATGCAAAAAATCGAAGGGAATGGACCGGTTTCACTCAACATTGTTAGAATTATGGAGCAGAACGGGCAAAAGCAGTGTGCAGTTGCAAAAAGAGCCGGATACTCTAAGCAAGTTTTCTGCAATATGGTCAACGATTACAGGGTTATGCGCCCTGATGATATTATCCGCGTTGCAAAAGCATTAGGCGTAGCTCCAGAGGAACTTTTTAAGCCCGGTGGCTAAAAATGAGAATAGCAGAAACGGCCCGTGGGCCGTCTGCCGGGAATGGCCGCCAGACACTGATGATGGCAGGCCCAAGGAGAACAGCATGCGGGTGATCGAAGCAATACAGGAACGGCTTGGGCCGCACTACACTACCCTGCCGGATGCACTGGATTGGTATGGGTCGTGCCCGGCACAGACGGAAAGCTTTGACGCCGAATACTATTTTAAACCCGGTAAAACCGCATTTAAAAGCAAATTAAGGAGTGATTACATGGAAGAACGCATCCTGAGGGCATGGAAAGAAACCCACGGCAAAACCTATCACAGCATTGCCGATGCCCTTACCTGCGCAAGCCGGTGCGAACTGCTGGACTGCTGGCTGAACTACGAAGGAATTGTTGGGTACACCAGCCTGATTTTGAGCGTAATGGAGGAACTTGGATATGACCTCAGCCAAGACGAATAAACAGATTACCCGACTGCCGGACAGGCCCCTGATAAATGAAATCTACCGGGATGCCGGAAGCGATTACAAGGTGCTTGCATTATTCGAGGACGCCTGCGGCTTATGCGCCCGGGTACGGCGGCTGAAAGACGGATGGACCTGCTTTGCACGGCACCCTGCGCTGTACCAAATGGAAGACGGAAGCATCGAAATGCAGTGGGATTACAGTACAGGAGGATTTTTTGATAATTAGCTTTAAGCTTTTTCCGAAAAACAAATCATAATTCATATCAGCCGAAACGGCCCCCAGGGGCCGTCTGCCGGGAGTGGCCGCCCGGCACTGATGATGGCAGGCTAGAAAAGATGGTGATGCTGTATGGAAACAATGCTGGGAACCACCGAAGTGGCAGCCCTGACCGGTCTGACCGTGCGGGGAATTAGAAAAAGAGCAAAAGAAGGACGTTGCCCTTGCGAGATAAGAAATAACGCGCAAAACAGACCCATGTATTTTATGCCGCTTTCCAGCCTGCCTGCCGAAGCGCAGCAAAAATACCTTGCACAGCACGCGCCTATAAAAGCAGCAGACGTACTGCCAGAACGGGGTACACCGGAGACTTTGGAAGCATTTACTGCAGAAGAACGCGGGGAAATCAGCTTTTGGACGCAGACGGTGGATGAATGGAAAAGCTTCCGGGCATCGCTCCCGAATGCGGATTTGGATGCCGCGGATATCGCCTTTGTGGCAACGTTCCGGGCAAAGCATCCAGATATCCCCATCAGCCGAAGCATCCTGTACGCCCGCCAGCGCGCCATTAAGGAAAACAACCTGCGCGGGCTGGTGGATGAACGCGGAAAAGGGCGACGCGGCATCCGCTGCATAGATGAATCAGCCTGGCAGGCATTCTTGTATTTTTACCTAGACGAAAGCCAGTATCCTATGCGGGAATGCTACCGATACACACAGCTCTGGGCCGAAAAGAACAAACCAGAAGCCCTTCCGCTGCCCGATTACACTACCTTTTACCGGCACGTTAAGGCGGACGTGCCTATGCCGGTTGCCGTGCTGGGACGCGAGGGCGACAAAAAGTATAAAGACCGGTGCGGGCCATACATACGCCGCATATACGATGAGATGGCGGCAAATGAATACTGGATTGCCGATAACCACACGTTTGACGTGATTACCCAGGGCGAGGATGGGAAGCGCCACCGCCTGTACCTGACCGCATTTTTTGACGCCCGCAGCGGAATTTTTACTGGGTGCTATGTGACGGACGCCCCCAGCAGCCAAAGCACATTAATTGCCCTGCGCCGAGGCATCCAGAAATATGGCATCCCGGAGAACATCTATGTGGATAATGGCCGCGAATTTTTGACGCGGGACGTTGGCGGGCTGGGCCACCGAAAGAAAAAGAGCCAGAAAAATGATTTTCTGCCGCCGCCCGTGTTTGAGCGGCTGGGCATCAAAATGACAAACGCTATTGTGCGCAACGCAAAGGCAAAAATCATAGAACGGCGATTCTGCGATGTAAAGAACCAGCTGAGCCGCCTGTTTGAAACCTTTACCGGCGGGACTGTTGTGGAAAAGCCGGAACGGCTGAAACAGGTGCTGAAATCCGGACACGTTGTGCTGGATGGGGACTTTACCCGCGCGGTGGAAGACCTGCTGGACGGATGGTTTAATGAATCCGCATACGGAGGCGCCGTTACAGAAGACCATGGCAAAACCCGGATGCAGGTATGGCATGAACAGCTACACAAACAGCGAGTTGCCCCGCTGGAAGACTTGAACCTGATGCTGATGCGCAGCAGCCGCCCCATCACCGTTGGACGGAACGGCGTGACAGCGAAAATCTACGGGGCATCGCTTGATTATTACACCGAAGAATTCACGTTACGGATGCAGGGCAAAAAAGTATATTACCGGTACGACCCAGACGACCTGCGGACAATCCGCGTGTACGACCTGCAAGACCGGTTCCTTTGCGAGCTGCCCAGCCATAGCGAAAATGTACTGCGGTACGGCGCCGACAAGGAGAGCGTGAGTGCTGCAATGCGCAGAATCCGCGGATACCAGAAGATGGTGAAGCGCGAACTGACGACACAAACCGGGAAACTGATTGAGGTATACGGCGAACAGAAGGCCTTTGACCTGGCATTGGCCGCCGCCCGGCAGAATCTGCAGGCCCGAATTACCGCCCCGGAGGGCGTGAAGCCACCCCTGCTGGAACTGCAGCGTGCACAGGAAACGCCGCTGCTGAAAGTTGTTGGTAACGAAGATAATGTGGATTTTGACCGGCTTACGGCCAATAGCATAAAAAATAATGGAGGCATCAAAGATGACGAAAACTTATGACAGCGCCCTGCAGGCAAGGCTGGAAGCCTATCTTTCTTCAGCGGGAATCAGCCAGAACAAGGCATCTACCATGATTGGAATCAGCCAGACGGCACTGAGCCAGTACCGCCACAATCAATATGGCGGAAACGTTCCGGATGTGGAACAAAAGCTGGCGGAGTTCCTGCGCACTCGCGCAGCGGTGGAGCACGCCGAAGAAAAATCTGCGCCCTACAAGCCGAACGGGGATTACGTCCCGACCAGCATCAGCGAAAACGTGTACAAGGCCATCCAATACTGCCAGCTTGAGCGCGGGATGATGGTGCTGCACGGAGATGCAGGCATTGGGAAAACCAAGGGCGCCATGCGGTTTGTGGCAGAGAACCCCTCCAATGCAATCTACCTTTCCGCCACGCCGATCAGCGGGACGCTCGGAAATACGCTTAAACTTCTGGCCCGCGCGCTGCGTGTACCGGAAACGAGAAATAAGCTGGATTTGATGCTTTCCATCCGTGCCCGGCTGCACGGGACGGACAAAATCATCATCATTGATGAGGCCCAGCACCTGAAGCTGAATACATTAGAAGAACTGCGGAATCTTTCCGACCCAGATGATGCGACCGGAGACAAGGGCACCGGAATCTGCCTGATCGGGAACACCGAGGTGTACAGCCGGATGCTGGGAAAGCAGGAAGCACAGTTTGCCCAGCAGTTCAGCCGGGTAAAAATGTGCCGCCGTTACAGCACCACAAAGGTCACTTTGGCAGACATGATGGAATTGTTTCCCACCTTGGCAGACGGAAACCATAAGAAGGAGCTGGAATTCTTGCACGGCATCAGCCAGAGCAAATGGGGCATACGCGGCGCCACAAACATCTACAACAACGCCGTAAACAACGAGGACATTACTGCGGACGGACTGCGGAAAATGGCCTTGAGCATGGGCGTGGGGGTGCTGTAAATGAAAAAAGAATGCATCCCGGGAATTACTTTTGCGGCTGGGGTGGCGGGCGGTTCACTTTTTGCCGCGATTGCACTGCACAGTTCCCTTCCAGAGCTGGCCGGACTGGCTGCCCTCGGACTGCTGGCAGGATTTATATTCTGCCGGGCAGCAGGCAGCGACTGGAAGTTGCTGCAGGATGCCGAGGAATACGCGCCGGAAAGCATAGATTTACAGCACACCACGGATTACGAGGCCGGATATGCCAACGGATACCGGGATGGCACGGATGATATGGCGGACACCATACAGTTTACCCACCCGGAAAAACCGGCGCGCCGAAAAGGAACGCAAAACCGGCGCAAGGGGGCTTAAGCCCCCGCCTTAATGCGGCAGCTCTGCAAGGTGCAGAGCGCGGGTCTCAAGCCCCGAAAACGCAGAGAGAGGCAAATCGAAGAAAGGATAAAGCAGATGGAGGCGCTGAAAAAGGAGTGATTTTGCACACCTGCAGCAACTGCAAACTGTGCGGCATCTGCCCCGGGAAAGGCCCGGAAGGCTGGTGCGGCAATTATATATCACATCAGGAGGATTGCTATGGCAAGGAAAAAAGTACAGACTGAGCCGACCATGCAGAATTGGGCGGCGGTGGATGGCGCGCTGCGGGATATCCGGGAGTGCCGCCACATGCTGACAGAGCTGGAAGTGGAGAGGGACCGCCAGATTGACAGCGCAAAGGACGATTATGCCAAGAATGCGCTGCCAATGCAGAACCGCATCAAGCGCCTGGAAGCAGATATCCGGGAGTACAGCGACGCCCACCGGGCAGAAATGGCTGGAAAGAGCCGAACCCTGAATTTTGGCGTAGTTGGGTACCGCATCAGCAACCGCCTGATGCTGGCGCCGGCCAAGGTGGCGGATGCCATCGCGGCGCTGAAATCCATGGGACACAAAGAGCTGATCAAGACTACGGAAACGCTGGACCGGGACGCCCTGAAGCGCCAGCCGGACACGCTGCTGAACCAGATTGGTGCTTATGTGAGCCAAAAAGATGAATTTTATTATGACGTGGAGGAAAAGCAGCCGGACAAGGCTTAAACACCCGGAATACCGGACAGAAAGGAGCGGTGAACATGGAAAGTAATACATACCAAATCCGGAAGATCTACGCGATCGGGCAGTGCCTGGGAATGGTAGGACATGACCACAAGGATGCATTACACGATCTGGTGCGCTCGGTGACAGGCAAAGAATCCATCTCAGAATTGACCTATGCAGAAAAATGCCGGCTGATTGGCGAGCTGGAAGCCAGGCAGGGCACGCCGCCGCGCCGCCCGGCACGGGCCGCGAAGAAACGGAACGCAAGGCCGGCCGGCGCCAGCGAGGGGCAGCAGCGCAAGGTGTGGGCTTTGATGTACAAACTGCAGGATGCCAGCCCGAGCACGGCGGCTCTGGGAGATCGGCTGTGCGGAATCATCCGGCGGGAAACCCATTTGACGGCATTTGCCAAAGACCCATTTGCCTGGATGGACTATAAGACCTGCAACCGGCTGGTGGAAACCCTGAAAGGGTATGTGAAGACGGCAGGGGCAAAAAATGCCGGAAGGAAGGCTGCAGATGTCTGAAAGCGAGTGGGACATCCGGCCGGAGGATTTGACCCCTGCCCAGCAGCAGGTTGCCGATCTGATTGGCTTTGACAACTATGCAAAGCTGATCGACGTCTATGCGGCCGACACTATCTACATCCCCAAGAAAGACAGCTTTGAGCGTATTGTGAGAAACCAGAAGATTATTGAGGAGTTCAATGGGTACAACTTCGCGGCGTTGGCAAAGCGCTACAATTTAACATCCGTGACCATCCGACGTATCGTAGAAGATAAGCGGAAGCTGTTGCAGATCGCTCCCATATCCGGGCAAACGTGCATGTTTGACTAGAACACGTAATACACAAGCCCTTAACATACAACTAGAGAGAAATCGTGAGTATCATATGACGTATAGTCAATGGCACTCACGATTTTTTGTGTGATGGAAGGTATTATGGATGGAATTTGATGCGGGAACATGGTGGCTTTTTTTGGCGCTGATGGCGGCGGTAACCGGTACACTCGGCTGGATGCTGAAACGCAGCTTAGACAAGATTGAGAAGAAACTTGATAGTGCAGTACCCAAGGAGGACTTTGAAAAAAGCCTTGGGGACTGCCGGAGCGAGATAGCTGAGATCCAGAAAAACTACACCACAAAGGCAACCCATGAAAAGGACTTCGACGAGTGCCGAGCCCGCATTACTCAGATCAGCGAAAACTATCTGACCAAAGAGGACTTTTTCCGGGAGCAGGCAAAAACCGACCGGAAGTTGGACGCTCAAGACAAGAAACTTGACCGCATTTTGGAACTGCTGATGCAAAAGGAAGGATAACGGATGGAAGACAAAGAAAACATTCGGGCCCGCGTGCGGGCAAAAGAATTTGTTGAGAGCAACGGCAAAGTAATGCGCGCCATCAACTTTATCCGGCACGGCTACAACAAGCTGACGGTGGTAAAAATGGCGGCACAGGAGCTTGACGTAAACGAAGATCAGTTCCTCGACAGCATCAATTTTTTGGCGCTGGCTGGATACATCCAGCTGCGCACCATCCGAGAACACGCGCTTGTCCCCAATTTTGCAGACTGCCGCTGGGATACGCTGGAAACCATGTACACCGATAAGGGCATCCGCTTAGCCCAGGGAGACATCCACGACAATATGGTCGAGGTGTAAGCTATGGGATGGCCATTTGGAGCAAAAAAGGATGGCGGAACCGGCAACCGTAAGCACAGCAAAATTGACACTCTGCCACCGGAAATGAAATCCACCGTTGAGGAGATGATCCTGGATGGCGGCGTCACTTACAATGAGATTGTAGCCTATCTGGAAAAAGCCGGGTACAGCCTTTCCGTCTCCAGCGTATGCCGGTATGCGCAGGGCTATGTGCAGAACCTGCAGACGCTGCAGATTGCACAAGCCAATTTCCGGAATATGTTGGACGAGCTTGACCGTTACCCGGATTTGGATACCACAGAGGCCCTTGTGCGCGTGGCCAGCCAGAACCTGATGACAGCCCTTGCCAGTAAAAAGGATGAGGACTGGAGCGCGGTAAGTGTTGACAAGCTGATGAATCAGATCAGCGGCCTGACCCGCGCTGTGGCATACAAGAAGCGCATCGAGTTGCAAAACAAGAACGACCTGCAGGCTGGCACGGACGATCTGAAATCCCAGCTTTGGAGCACCATGGCAAAAGAGCAGCCGGAGCTGTATAAGCAAGTTGCCGGGTATTTGGAACGCAAGAACCAGGAGAGCAAGCCATGATCTATGTGCTGCAGGTGATGACCGGACAGGAAAAAGAACTCTGCGGCAAACTGCAGCGCAGCGGCGTGGATGCTATCTGCCCGCAGGAAACACGCCTGATCCGGCGCGGCGGCGCCTGGCGGAAAGAACTGCGGACGATTTTTCCAAGCTATTTGTTCATAAAATCAGAAAACCCGCTGAGAATCTACTACACCGCGAGGAATCAGAATGGCGTATTGAGATGGCTGGGAATGCACAGCGGCGAGCCAATTCCGCTTGAACCTCTTGAGGAAACATGGCTGATTACCCTTTACGGGGACGGTAGGGCACTCCCGGTATCCACAGCGGTGGCCGGGCCGGACGGCGCATTGTGGTTTGTGGATGGACCGCTTAACGCACTACCGGGGCGCATTGCAAGCGTTGACAGGCACGACCGGAAAGCAGTGGTCTCCATGCCACTGCACGGCGAGGAGCATTTTGTAAAACTGAGCTTTACCATTACACAGGATACCGCGGAGTATGCCGGAGCTGGTTCGCCCTCCGGAGAAAATGCGGCGGACAAAGATGAAGAATCGGAGCCGGAAACGACGCCGAGGGGCAAAGCATACCCGCAAAATCCCCCAAAGGCACAGCTTGTATCGCGCGAAACGGACAACACCGTTTAAATTACCGTTTAACGCTGTTTAAAATTATTTGCGACGCGAAAGACATGAAATCACACTAAGAGATACAAAAGGCCCTGTTTTGGGCCTTATTTTTGCAGTTTGAAAAGCTGCCGGAAAGGAGCCGCCATGCGCAGCCGGAAAAAGACCTTAAGCGAGTTGACCGCAGGAATCCAAAAGAGCGCGGAAAACAAGAATTACAACCCGGCACAGGACATCCAGATACTGAATGATGCCTACCGCCGGATGAGCGGCCGGGAGTATCTGACGCTGCTGGACACCATGGCAGAAAAATACAGCGCCGAGTGGAGCACCGTCCATGCCGCACTAGTGGCGAAGGCACGCACCGGGGATGTTGAGGCAATCCGACTGTACCGTGACAGCCAGACCGCCGCAGGAAGCGGCGAAAGCGGGGTGACCATTATTGACGACCTGTAAGCTGAGCGAGATCATCGGTCCTGCCTTTTCCGAGGGGCACCAAAAAATCAAGGCCGGGGAAATTGATGAGGACGTGGAAAAAGGCGGACGTGCCAGCCTGAAATCCAGCGATATCTCGGTGGAAGTGGTGCTGGGCATCCTGCGGCACCCGGAGTGCCACGCGCTGGTAACCCGGATGTACACCAATACTCTGCGGGACAGCGTATTTGCTCAAATCCAATGGGCCATTGACAAGCTGGGCCTTGCTGCAAAATGCCGCTTTACCCAAAGCCCGCTGCAGTGCACCTATCTGCCCACTGGGCAGCGCATCCTCTTCCGCGGGCTGGATGACCCCATGAAAATCAAATCCATCAAGCTGCCGTTTGGCTACATCGGAATTTTGTGGTTTGAAGAAGCCGACCAGATCAAGGGTGGCGAAGATACAGTGCGCAGTGTGCAGCAGTCTGCTTTGCGCGGCGGCGAGTACGGAATGACATATATCAGCTTTAACCCGCCGGCGGCCTCCCGCAACTGGGCCAACCGCTATGCGCTTGTGGAGCGGCCGGGAAAATACGTCCACCACAGCAGTTACCTTGAAGCCCCTGCCAAATGGCTGGGGCCTAAATTTTTGTCACAAGCCGAGTACATCAAGGACACACAGCCTACCAAGTACCGACACGAGTATCTGGGCGAGGCGGTTGGCAACGGTACGCAGGTGTTTGACAATCTGATTTTGGCCCCGATTGACATCCGGCGCATACACAGCTTTGACCCGATTTTAAACGGCGTGGACTGGGGCTGGTACCCGGATGCATGGGCATTTAACCGCTGCTATTATGATTCGGCACGGCGTGACCTGTACATTTTTGACGAGTTGACCCGGCACAAAACCAACAACCAGGACACCGCAAAACTGGTACAGGGCCGCGTTGAGCGTTGGGAAACGGTGACTGCCGACTCAGCTGAGCAAAAGAGCTGCGACGATTACAACTCGTTCGGTATCCGCTGCCGCCCGGCCGAAAAAGGGCCGGGCAGTGTGCGGCAATCGATGCAGTGGCTGCAGGGCCTGCACGGAATCTACATTGACCCGGCGCGCTGCCCGGTGACGGCCAAGGAATTTGGCGAGTACGAATATGAAACTGCCAGGGACGGTGAGGTGCTGCCCGGCTATGTGGACGCGGACAACCACCACATTGACGCCGTGCGGTATGCCACAAACCGCATCTGGCTGCGGAAAGGAACCTGATATGAAACGATTTCGGCGCTGGCTGATTGCCAGCTTTTTGCCAAAATATGCGCATGAAACGCTGCTTGAGGAACTGCACCGGACGGATTCCGAGTTGACAAAAGCCAAGGCAGCTATCCGGGAGTTACAGCGGTATACGGCGGGGCTGGAATTTGCGCTGAGGCACGGGAATTGAGGCATGAAATCAAAGAAGAGAAGGCCAAACTGCAGGCATTGCGAATGGAGAACGGCGGCGGACAGCTGCCTGCTGCCGCGGTGCCTGAAGAAAGTAGAAATCCAAGGGGGTAAGAAGCATGGGAGCACTGATCCGGGCAATCACAAACAGCAGCCTTGCCACGATTGAGCAGGCACTGAACGCGCCGGACACAACCAGCAGGGAGATGCGCATGGCAATCTGCCAATGGTTTGACGCTTGGTTCCAGCGAGAACCGGACGACCGGGAAAACCCATGCCAGCGCCTGCCCTATGCTATTGTGGCCAAGCTGGAAAAGGCAGCGTTTGCCGAATACGACAGCGCTATGCAGGGGCCGAACACCGCCAAGCTGAAATACCTTGACGGGGCACGGCAGGCGTTTGATGCCTGCCGCAGGGAATTGATGCAGTGGGCTATAGTGGGCGGCACCGCGCTGGCAAAGCCGGTAATTTCCACTGCCGGGCTGACTTGGCATGCTATCCGGCGAGACGGGTATCTTGTACTGGGCCGCAGCGGCGGCGCGCTGACCGACGTGGCAACGGCGGAGAAAAGAAACATCGGGGACAGGCATTACACTCTGATTGAGAGACGCACCGTTGAGCGGAGCGGGCGGCTGATGATCCAAAACCGGCTGTATTTATCCGAGAGCGAAAAAATCTTGGGCAAGCCATGCCCGCTGAGCGAGCTGCCGCAGTACGCGGATCTGCCGGAAACGTACGTCTTTCCCACGCCAATCGGCGGTGTTGGGTTGGTGGAGATAAAAATGCCGGCGGCCAACTGTGTGGACGGAAGTGCGGACGGCGTGAGCGCGTATGAACCCGCGTTGGGCCTGATCCACGCCATCAACCGAAATGAATGGCTGCTTGACCGGGAATTTGAACTTGGACGGATGCGGTTGATCTCCAGCAGCGACCTGCTGACCATTGGACCAGACGGAAAGCGCACGCTGAAAGACGACTTGTTTGTTGGCCTAGACGGAAGTCAGGCCAGCACGGGAATCACGGCATGGCAGCCCTCCCTGCGCAACGCAAACTACGAGCAGCGGCGGCAGGCGTACCTGAAGGCCGTGGAGAATCTGCTGGGGATCAAGCGCGGCATTCTGTCCGACGTTGAGGCGGCAGAGCGGACGGCGACAGAAATCACCTCCAGCGCCGGGGACTATGCGCTTACCATTGGGGCCTACCAATCCACCTGGTATGATGCCATGCAGGAGGCTTTACGGCTTGCGGATGCGCTTGGGCAGGCTTGTGGCCTGTGCGATACCGCCGCTTGGGACAAGCAGCAGCTAAGCATCAGCTGGGGCAACGGCGTGCTGTACGATAAGGACAAAGAGTGGGCCGATCGGCTTGCCATGGTGCAGGCCGGCATGCTGAAGCCGGAACTTGCACTTGCATGGCGGTTTGACCTGCCGTGCGAGACACCGGAAGATCTGGCGGCCATCCGGGCCAACTACATGCCGGAACTCGCCGAACTGGAAAGCTGAGGTGACGGGCCATGCCAATGGACGCCGCCCGGCGCGCGGGGCTCTCTGATGCGGCGCTGGCCATGAGCCAGCCAATCATTGATGCGCTGCTGCAGGATATCTGCCGCCGCATCAAGGGCGCAGGCGCCATAACCGATACCGCAGAATACCAGATCTACCGCGCCAAAGCGTTGGGCGCCGCGGACAAAGAAATCAAAAAAGCGGTAGCCGAACAGCTGAAGATTCAGGCCGAGGTGATCGACAGTCTGTTTGCCGATGTACTGGACAACACGTTGGCCTACGATGACGGTGGGCAGTTTGCCCAGATTGCAGCAGGCTACAGCCGCATCACTGCGGGGAAATCGGCGGAAACGCTGAAAAGCCTTTGGGCGGCAGCGCCGGACGGAACGGTGGTACCAGTGCAGGATGCCTATGCCCGGTGCATGGATTTTGCTTTCCGGACGGTTACCACCGGTGCGGACAGCCTGGACGGTGCGCTGCGAAAGGCAACCGCACAGCTGGCCAGGCGCGGGGTCCGCACGATTGAACAAAAAAGCGGGCGCAGCGTGGGCATCGAGTACGCCTGCCGCCGGTACATTATGGATCAGTGCGGCGCGCTGACCGAGGAAATCACGCAGGCCAGCCACGATGCGCTTGACTGCGACGGCTGGGAGATCGATGCACATCCGGCCTGCGCACCCGACCACGCCGCCATACAGGGGCGGCAGTTTACAGATGCCGAGTATGAGGCGCTGGAAAACAGCTTGCAGCGGCGCATCGGGCATTTGAACTGCGGGCACACCGCCTACCCGATTAAGCTGGGCGTGGACAAGGCCGCGTACAGCCCGGAAAAGCTGGCACAGTATGCGGCAGAAAACAAGCGCGGCGTGACCTGCAACGGCCGCCACTACACCCTGTATGAAGCCGGGCAGGAGCAGGCAACGCTGGAAAACGGGATCCGCCTGATTAAGCGGCAATGCCTGACCGATGCGGAATCCGGGTGCAGCGACCTGCAGAAACACCAAATCAAGCTGCGGGTGGTGCAGGGCGAATATGCGAGGTTTTGCAAAGGCGCCGGCTTACAGACACGCAGCGAGCGGTTACAGGTGGCGGGATTCGGGCACAGCGCGGCAAGCAAGGCCACGTGGGCGTACAAGCGCGTAAATGGAGGAAAACTTTTGGACTCTTCTCTTCTGGGACATACCGTTTATTCTGTGACGGATAAACGAATTTCTTTGGTTAAAAAGCCATATTTTAGGTGCTTAAGTAACAACATGAACGAAAAGGCGCAAAAATTTTCCAGGACAATATTGGAAAGTGTAAAAGGCATGAAAGATGGAACGGAAGCTACGCTTTCCTTTAGTGTTGATGGAAAATCGTCCACCACTATTTCCATTGGCCCTGAAGGGGAAATGCGCGTTAATGTAGAAAGAATGGATACACCATACATAGCGTTGCACAACCATGCCGGGAATGGTATACTGAGTCCAAAAGATATTTATGAACTAATTCAAAGTAAAAACATGGTCGGTATTGCCGCCATTGGAAACGCGGGAGCTTTATATACCTGCGAAAAAGCATATGGGTATTCAAAATCCGCAATGGCATTATTCAAACACTTGGTTATCAAATATCCGAAATACAGAGACAGCTTTAAAGAACAGCAAAAATTTATGGATGAGCTACTTATGGGAGGCGAAAAGGTTGGACTTCACTTTAACTGAAAAAGACATTGCTGAATGCCGAGAATTATTAGAAAAAGCGAAGCCATACAAATCGTTTGAATCAAATGACCATGAACATTTTTTTGATTACAGCGAAAATATGGAAAGAGATGCCGCGACACTCTCTATGGAACTTCTAAAATCTGCCGGCCTTTGGACGGAAGAAGATGAAAAGAGAGCCTTCGGCTGATGCCACCGTCTTTCGACGGTGCTTTTTTACGCCTTTTTTAGAAACGGAGGAAATTGCCATGGCCTGCAAAACAAAAAAGCCCGGCAAAAAGAAATAGATTTGAAAAAGACAAAGCCTGCACCGCTGTTTAAGCGGTGCTTTTTTGATGCTTAAAATCAGCTTTAAACGCCATTTAAGGAGCCGTAAAATGGACTTTTGGACAACCTTGAGAAGATGGTCTTTACTGCCTGCCCTGACAAAAATAATACAAAAACTGCCTGTAGGCAGTAATCGGCAGCCGTATGCCTGTTACCATCCGCCCTGGCTGCGCCCCATCCCACACCGGCACCGAGCGCGGGACCGGCTGTACAGCTGAGCGCGCTGCTAAGCATTACCCCAGCCCGCGGGATAAAGCGGGCGCCGCAGTACCGGGACTGGCCGGAGAAAAAGGAAAGCGGCATCGAAATCAAACCATAACAGACAAAAGGAGTAGGTACCATGCTTGAATGGCTGAAAACCATCCTCGGAGACCAATACACCGAGGATATCGACAAGAAAGTAAGCGCCGAGATTGGCAAAGGCTTTGTGGCCAAGGCCGATTTCAACACCGCCAATGAGGCAAAAAAGACGGCCGAAGCCCAGCTGGCCGCCGCCAGCAAGACCATCTACGGGTACAAAACATTGGATATCGACGGCATCCGGGCCAGCGCGGAGCAGTACAAGGCAGACGCCGCCAAGGCCAAACAGGACGCCGATGCCCGCGTGGCCGCCGTCCAGTTTGATGCCGCGCTGGACGGCGCCATCACCGCGGCACATGGCCGCAGCGCCAAGGCGATTAAGGCACTGCTTGACCTGGATGCGCTGAAAGATAGCAAAGACCTTTCCAAGGACGCACCCGCCGCACTGGAAACCCTGAAGAAGGATAACGGCTATCTGTTTGAACCGGCCGCTGCCTCACTGCCCTATGCCGATGGCACGGGCAGTGCAAAAATTGTAACTGAACCCGGCGCGGACGGCGTGGAATCTAAATTTGCCGCGCTGAACCCCGGGCTTAAATACTGATAAGGAGAAAAAACATTATGGCACATGAAAATCAGGCACGGTACTCTGATATGGTGGACGCGAAACTGCGCGCCACCCTTGTTACCAAGGACAACCTTGTATTCAACAGCCGCTACGAGGGAAATCCAAAGGCCGGGAAAGTTAAAATCCCGGTGCGCGACACCGAGGTCGAGGTAAAGGATTACGACAAAGCGAAGGGCATCGACCCAGCGGCCGGAAGCACCACGTATGCAGACCTCAATATCGACCACGACGAAGCGGTAAACGAGCTTATCGACGGCTATGACGCAGCCAGCGTGCCGGACGGCATTGTGGCGGAACGCCTGGACAGCGCCGGGTACAGCCAGGCGCTGTCCATGGACAAGAAGTCCATTGAAGTGCTGCAGGCTGCCGCGGACGGGACTGACACCGGGGCAACCGTGTGCGCCACCAAGACTGCCTGCACGGACAAAAACGCCTATACTACCGTGCTGGAAGCAAAACGCGTGCTCAGCCGCAAGGGCGTACCCACGGACGGACGTTTCCTGATCGCCGCACCAGAATTTTTGGAGATCCTGATGCAGGACGACAAATTTGTGAAGCAGGGAGACCTGTCCCAACAGATGGTGGAGAACGGCGTTGTGGGAAAGATCGCGGGGTTTGCCGTGCTGGAAAGCAACAACATGGACTTTGAAAGCACCACCCGAGTAACCGGGGAAAAGACCACGACCGAGTTTATCGCCGGGCACCCGAACTGGTGCCATCGTGTGCAGGACTGGCAGGTGCCCACCCACCTGCAGGACCTGGCCGGGAGCGGCAAGTACATCGGCGCCTCTGCGGTGCAGGGACGCAAGGTGTACGGACTGAAGGTATCGAAGCCGCAGACGCTGTACGTCAAACGGGTGGAGACTGCGGTCTGACCTGCCTGACCGTTAGGCAAAAGGAGAACGGGAATGTACGCTACCTATGATTATTATCTGAATGCTTATGATGGAGATCTATCTGAGGCAGACTTTGCACGGTGCGCACGCAGGGCGAGCAGACAGATTGACATTGCAACCTGCGACCGCGCCGAAACGGCACCGGAAAGCATGGCTGTGCATCTGCAGCAGTGCTGCTGTGAGCTGACCGACCAGTTCCACCGGCTGGAAAATCTGGAGACCACGACCGATGCGGGGCTTCTGGCAAGTGCCAGCAATGACGGCGTAAGCGAGAATTACGGCGGCTATGCCGCAGCTCTGAAGCAGTGCCGCGATGACATCCGAAGCATCTGCCTGCGCTGGCTGAGCCTGCCAGTGAATCTGATGTACCGGGGGTGCGGCTAATGCTATGCGGCAATGAAACGGTAACCGTTTATCACCGCAGCTATGCCCCTGCATCCCGGATCGACGGGTGGGTACGCACCGTATATGCCAGCGCGAGCTGGTACGGCAGCACTGCCGTTTCCGCGGGAAACAACGGGCTGGACGTATCCAATGCGATATCTGCCGGGCACAAGGTGCGCATTGCCACAGACGGCGACATTACTGCGTCGGCAGGAGACCTTGTTGTGCGGGGCACGACAGATGCAGATACACCGGCCGAGGCCAAAAAAAGCGCTGAATCCTTTGTGATCACGGCGGTGCGGGACAACCGGCGCGGCGCGGTACGCCTGCATCACTGGCTTGTGGAAGGGAGCTGACGCATAATGGCAAAACCTCTTGTAATCACCACGCCGCGCGGAAGCGTGCGGACGGTACAGACAAAAAGCGGCACCATCAAAGCAAAAATAGAGTGGAACCCGGGCTTTGGCGTCCAACGCACGAGAGCTTTTAACAGCGCGCAGGAGTACATCGACAATGCGGTGCTGCGCCTGGACGATCCTTATGTGCCATACCGCACCGGGATGCTGATCAAATCCGGAATCCTTGGCACGGTGATCGGCAGCGGAGAGGTGCAGTACATCACACCCTACGCACACCGGCAGTATTATCACACGGCAACCACCCGCGGCTACGATGCCCAGCGCGGCGCTTACTGGTTTGAGCGCATGAAAGTCGACCACCGAGAAGAAATCCTGAACGGCGCGGCATGTATTGCGGGAGGAAAGCAGAATGGATAACGCAACGATTTTAGGCGCACTGCGTGACTACTTTTTGGCCTGCCCGCTGACCGGTGATAACGCCCTGCGCATCGATTGGCTGCCGGAGCGCGGCGTGGCTTACTCCATCGACACGACCCCCGCAACCGAGATTCTGCGGCGGTACGTTTCCGGCAGTACCCTGCGGCAGTACATTTTTGTACTGCGCAGCGTAAACGACTACGGCGCGGATACGCTGCAAAATCTTGCCAACTGCGGATTTTTTGAGCAGCTTGCCTCGTGGATGGAGATCCAGACCAGGGCTGGGCACTTTCCCGACCTTGGTGTGGGACGCACGGTGCGCAGCATTGAAGCGCAGAGCACCGCTTATCTTTTTACCACTGGCCCAGACACTGGAAAATACCAGATCCAGTGCCGGATCATCTATTTTCAGAAAGGAACACGATAATGAAACTTAGCGAACTCATGGCGGGAAAAACGCCCAGCGCAACATATGAGGGAATTTCCACCGCCGACGATTTTGTACTGGCAATCGATTTTTCCGGCAGCGCAACGAAACCCGGCGATTATCTGCTGGCGCAGGAAGGCATCGTGGAGCATTCCGCAGCGTTGAACCCGAAAACGGCAGACAGCACCTACATCCGTGCGGGCACGGCCACCACAAAGACCGGAACCGCACGCAGTTTCAAGCTCTCCGGAGACATCTACGCCGGAGATGAATTCCAGGACGCACTGCTGGCGCACGCCATCAAATACGGTACCGGCCAGACCGTAATCAAGCCGTATGTCTACTTTAACGCCCTGACAGGCAAGGGAGAAAAGGGCCTGATTTCCATCGCGGTGGAGGACGACCCGTCCGGCGAGGCAGGTGCAAACGCAGGATTCAGCGCCACGCTGACCGCACGCGGCACTCCGGCAGAATACACCTGGAGCGCCGAATAATCCGTCAAAACAAATCAACCCAATAAGGCTCCGCACAAAAAGTGCGGGGCCATTTTATGCGGCTGGAAGACCACGGCCCGGGGCAGCACCGGACGACTGCACAAACATTACAAATCAGGAGAGCAAAAATGAAAGTACGTAACCACGAGATTGATTTTGACCTGACTTCCCCAGACGACATGATGCGGTACCGGGCGGCTGGGGAAAAGATGGCGGAGGCGTCCGCACGGATGCCGGAACCTCCACAGTACGTGGAAACACCGCAGGGATTTGACCGATACATTGCATTTTTGCAGCAGTACTGCCACATCCTGACGGACTTTTTGGACAGCGCCTTTGGAGACGGTACCTGCAACGCATTGCTTGGTCCAAAAACGTCCCTCGCTGCGCTGATGGACGTATGCGACGAGCTGGGAGACGCCGTGGAGGCCCAAGGCAACGACATTGGCATGCGCATCCAAAAATATATTCCGAACCGCAAAATCCGCCGCACCGCGGCAAAAAGACGATGAATCTGCTGCTGGAACAGGGACTACCGGAAGAGATCGACGGCGTGACCATCTATCCGGACTTTCGAAATATGATACGCTTTGAAGCAATTTTGCAGGATGAAACCATGTCTGAATCGGAAAAATGCTATGCAGGGCTGCGGCAACTATTTGAAAAGCTCCCACCCGGTGGAACCGGGCACGCAATGGACCGGCTCCTCTGGTTTTACACCTGTGGAAAACTTGATTCTGCCGAGGCGCAAAAGAAAAAGCCCGCCCATGGCGGGCGGGCCTATGACTTTGAGCAGGACGCGGGATGCATCTATGCAGGTTTTTTGCAGGCATATCAGATTGACTTGACGGAGATCCCTTATCTGCACTGGTGGAGCTTTGCAGCGCTGTTGGAGAATCTCCCGTCCGACACGGCCATGGCTCAGCGGATGCAACTGCGTCTGATGGATGTATCTCAAATCAAAGATAATCGACTGCGGGAAAAATATGCCGCGCAGAAGCGGGCGGTGGCGCTGTATCGCACAACAGCAAAGGGAAAAAGTGCGGAGGAATTGAGCAGAATGTATCTGGAAAAGGTTGAACGGAGATTCAAAGAAGCGGAAAAGTTGCTAAAGAATACAAGCTCGTGAGAAAACAATGAGCAACAAATACTTTTAATCCGGTGGAAGGATTTGCTCTCCTGTTGCTTCGTTGAGATACAGAACCGTTATGTCATTGGCCTTTAGATTTGTACCATTCCATATTGAATAGGTAGCCCCATAATTTTGGAGAACCATGCCTAGACCAATATCCATGACATCTTGCGCTGTATGAGTTGTAGTCACTGTGAATTCTGTAAAATCATCGTTCTCTTTGATGCTTTTTACATCGGGATAATCGCTACTTCCAACGTAATCCCCAATAAGCTTCTTATAAGACCCTTTTAAGTTTGATAAATGCTTTTCCTGCGTAACTTTATCCATCATGAAAGTCAAACTGCCATCGGAGTTGTACACAAAATCATAAGCTCCTGAGCCCTCTAGGGCAGATTCCAACGTAGCACCTGCGCTGCTTTTCATGGATTCAACAAGACTTTCTGGGATTGTAATTTCAACGGATGGCACACTGGTAGCTTCGGGAGCAGCTGCAGCCAAATCGGGACTGGATGACTCGGTGGAAACCGAAACACTATCTGCAGGTTCAGACCCTTGCTTTTCAGATTTTGCCCCACAAGAAGAAAGACAGATTGCCATAGCGAGAGCACAGACGAATACTGTTATTTTTTTCATGACAATACCTCCTACTTTTTACTAATATATCACAAAAGGAAGGAAATGGCCATGGCTTACGATGGCTCTATAAAATTTGATACCAGAATGGACGCATCCGGATTCCAGCAGGGCGCTAACCGGCTGACGGATATCGTGCAGGGATGCGGGGCATTCAAGTTGCTGGAAAAAGGACTGCAGATGGTATCCAATTCCGTGGACGCCGCAGTAACACGGTATGACACCTTGCAGAAGTTCCCCAAAGTGCTGGAACAGATGGGGTTCTCCGCCGATTCGGCCAGCGCGGCCACACAAAAACTCTCTGACGGTGTGCAGGGCCTGCCCACCACGTTGGATAGTGTTGTAAGCACTGCGCAGCGCATCACCGTGCTGACGGGCAACCTTGAGGGTGCGACCAACACCACTCTTGCACTTAACGATGCCTTTTTGGCCAGCGGCAGCAGCTCATCTGACGCCAGCCGCGGCTTGGAACAGTATGTGCAGATGCTAAGCTCTGGAAAAGTGGACATGCAGAGCTGGCGCACCTTGCAGGAGACCATGGGGCTTGCACTTAATGAGACAGCAAAGTCTTTCGGCTTTGCTGGAAAAAGCGCACAGAACGATCTTTACGCTGCGCTGCAGAGTGGAGAGATCACGTTTGATCAGTTCAACGCAAAACTCGTAGAGCTGGATGGCGGCGTGGATGGATTTGCGGCGCGTGCAAAAACCAGTACAGGAGGCATCGGGACGGCATGGACAAATCTGCAGACCGCCGTTGTCCGCGGCTCTACCAATATACTCTCCTCCATTGATAAAGGCTTCTCACAAACCAAGTTTAAAAGCATCGAAAACATAATTCAAACGGCGGGTAAAAGTATTTACAATGCGATGCATGCGCTCTCCCCTGTATTTGAGGTTGTGGCGGCGAACATGGACAAGATCGTTGTGGCGGCCGCGGGCATTCTGGCCGCGAAAACGGCTTACACGGCGTTTGGGGGTGCCGTAAAAGTGGTAACGGCGGCCCAGAATCTTTTTAACGCTGCCGCTGCTACCAGTGGAGCAACCGGCATACTGCTGACACCGACCATCAACGCAAATACTTTGGCGGAAGCCAGAGCTACCGCCATGAAAAAACTTGGAACCACTGCAACGGAAGAACAGATTGTCGCAGAAATGGCAGCAAACGGCGTAATTACCACAAAAACCTTTGTGCTGGGCGGCATGAGCGCCGGCATGGGGGTTGCCAGCATTGCCAGCGGTGTGCTTACCGCGGCAACGACAGCACTTAATGCTGCCATGTCCGCCAACCCTGCCGGCCTTGTGATTGCCGGCATTGCCGGAGTTGTGGCCGCCATCGGGGTGGCTGCTGTCATTATCGGGCAACAGAGCGATGCCTACAAGGATGACACGGCGTCCGCGGAAGATCTGTCCGATGCGCAGAAATCCCTCACTGAGAGCACTGATTCGGCAAAAAAAACTCACGAGGACAATATGGCCGCCATAAAGCAGGAAGCAGACGTATCCCAGCAGCTAGCTGGCCAGATTGATAAGCTCTCCGGGTCGGAAAACAAATCCGCAACAGATAAAAAGCAGCTGGCCAGCCTTGTGGCACAGCTGAACGATGAGCAGGATGGGCTGAATCTCTCCTACGATGCGGAAAACGACCAGTTGAGCCTGAACACCGAACAGGTAAACGCCTATATTGATGCCAAACGCCAAATTGCAGAGGCCAACGAACTGCAGAGCCAGGCCAATACGCTGCTGGAGACGGAAAACACACTGAACCAGCAGCGGGCGGACTTGGAAACACAGCAGCAGGAATATGACAGCCAGCTTGCGGATCGAACAATCAATCAGGAACAGTATAATATCCTGTGCCAGCAGTTGAATGACACCAGAGCTGGATATATTACGCAGGAAGCAGATATCGCCGCCCAAAAAACGGATATCGACACGCAGTTGTCAGCCCTAGACACCACCACAGCCCAGAATACCATCGACAGCATGGAATCTGTTGCCGCCGCACAGGAAGAGGAAATGCAGCGCCGGAAAGACGCCCTGCAAACCTATACTGACGCCGCAACGAACATGTACGATCAGATCGACACAAAGAGCAAAATATCTGTCGATGACATGATTACTAACCTGCAACACAACCAGGATGCGGTATCCACCTGGGCAGACAACCTTGTAGCCCTCGGCCAACGCGGCCTGGATCAGGGCCTGCTGCAGCAGCTGCGGGATGCCGGTCCTGAATCTGCAGGGACGGTGCAGGCCCTGGTTGACACAACAGATGATAAGCTGACGGAGTTAAGCGACGTATACCGTAATGGAGGCGATACGGCGACCAATGCCCTGATGACGGAGCTAGGCCTGCCGGAAGTAACCAATTCCGGTGCGGACATGGTGGATAAAGTTGCCTCCGGCGTGGACGCGGACAGCAGCCTGAAGGAGTCAACCACTAGGATGGTACAGCAGGCCAAAACTGCCGCAGCCACCGCGGTTGCGTCCAGCAACTTTAACGGCATCGGCAAAAACATGATCGCCGGAATTACGGCTGGCGTAAACGCGGGCACGTCCAGCCTCGTGAACACGATGCGGGCCGCGGTGCAGAAGGCTGTGGATGCGGCAAAATCCGCTGCACAGATCCATTCCCCGTCCCGTGTGATGCGGGATGTAATTGGCCTGAATATGATGAAGGGGTGGGAACTGGGCATTATCGGCGGGCAGGGACTTGTATCCGACAGCATATCAGATACGGTGCGCCAGGCGGAAGACGCGGCAGGACAGGCGGTACTGTCAATGCCAAAGCAGCAGCTGCACAGCTTTTTGGAGCAGGCACAGAGCGCCGCGGCAGCGCAGCAATCCGGCATCGGATGGAGCGCATCCATCGGCTCCGGCACGCCTGGCACGGCGGGCAGCGGTACAAGCCTGGAAGTCAATCAAACTTTCCACATAAATGAATCGCTCTCCGAGGCAGAGATATCCCGCGAGAGCACAGACGCGATCGAACGGGCAAAATGGAAACTGCCGTAAGGAGGTGAGAAAGTGGAACAGAATGTGCCAATTTATGTGTTTGAGTCCGGAACGCGTAAAATCCGTTTTGCGCCCGATGCGGACTACTGGATCACCGGCATAGAGGGCGGCGACGGATATGACCTGCAGGTGGCGGAATCACAAGCGTTCGGACAGATCGGCGCCAGCCAAAACAGCGTAAGTATGGGGAGCAGAGATATCACCATTACCGGCGTGATCCTTGATAATCTGGATACAAACGAGATTTTGCTGACACGCACCGTACGCCCACTTGCAGAGGGACGGCTGTATAAGACGGCAGGAGGTACAACATGGTATCTGGACGGCGTTGTATCTCGCGCACCGATTGTGGAGGATACACAGGGGCAGCTGCCATTCCAGTTCAAATTGCACTGTTTTTATCCGCTTTGGCGCACGGCGGAGAATGCAGTTACTCCGCTGATTTGTCTGAACAGCACCTGGTTCCCCACACCCATTTCGACCGATGGAACCTTTGCCATCTCTGAGAGCACAGACAGCGCCATTGTGGCAGCCCAGAACAACGGGAACATGGATGCGGAAATCACGGTACAAATATCCGCTTTTGGAGCGGCCTCTAACCTTGTGATCTACAACTACAATACGCAGACATTTCTGCACTTGATGAAAGACTTCGCCGCGGGCGAAAAAGCTGTAATATCTACCGTTTCGGGTCAACGCGGCTGCAGGCTCTATGATGCCAATGGCATGCAGAGTAATGGATTCCGGTATATGACAATCGATAGTGACTGGAACATGATACTGTCACCGGGAGAAAATCTGCTGGGGCTAACCGCAACAAGCGGACGCGAAAACCTTGACGTGCGCGTTATTGCACCTAAGGGGGTGTCCAGCAGTGGAACCTAAACTTATTGTCTACAATGCGGATGGCCCGGCCGGAATGGTGGACGCGATTGATACTGTGCAGTGGATGGATGAATACAAGGACGTCGGAGAAATAAAAATCCTGTGCGCTGCCACGGGAAACAATCTTGCGCTGCTGCAGCAATGGAGGCTTGTCTACAATCCAGATACGCCAAACATCGTTGGCTTAATTACCTATGTAAAAAAGAGCTTATCCGACAAAGGCAAACTGCAAATTGAGGCACGCGGCAGCATGAGCGTGTGCCGATGGGCACAGCGAATCGTATACGGCAGCATCTCTTTTTCCGACGCGGCGGAAGGAATCATGACGCTGGCAAGGGACAATCTGCGCGGCCTGCCGGTCACGGTCGGGTATGCGGGGATTACCGCATCCTGCAGCGAGACCATCAAATGGGGCAGCGTGCTGGCCGGGATGAAGCAGCTGGCCAGCGCCGGAGGGCTCGGATTCCACAATTTTTTTGATCCATTAACCATGGCGGAAAGCCTGGTGGTGGACAAGGGCATGACCAGAATATCCGGATCGGAGTATCGTGGATATTTTGGGACGGAAATGCAAAATATTTCCGACGCACAGATCGTGCAGGATGGGCATAACTACAGCAATGTAGCAGTTTGCGTGGGCGCAACAGACCCCGACCATGTCGCACCCGCTATTATCACGGTGGGACAATCCGTTGATGCAGCACGGCGGGAACTGTATGTGGACTGCTCAAGTGTAAGCTACTCTTACCGCGCCGCAGACGGTACGCAAAAGCAGTATACCGATGCAGAGTATGCAGCAGCGCTCACCAGCAAGGGCGCATTGGCGCTGCTGGATCACTACAACACACAGAGCATCAAGGCCACCACGCAGGATATATCTCTTGTGTACGGCACTGATTACGATTTGGGCGATATCCTACCAGTGCGCATGCCAGAGCTTGGCATTTACGCCAAGGCACGCGTGGAGGCAATCACGATCACATATGATAAAAATGGGCGCACCGTGCGTCCGACATTTGGCGATTTCAGCGCAATTACAGGAGGATAATATGGCAATTACTACTTTCCCGCTTGACAAGACCTCATACACGGCAAACGCCCTCGGCGCGTGGCTCGGCACCCGCACCCGGGGCGTGTATTCGGCTGACGACAACCTGTGGGTAGTGGCCAACGGCAATATGACCATCACCGTAAAATCGGGGCTTGCCTGGCTGCGAAAAAGCAAATACTGGGGCGTTGCTGTGCTTGCTGACGCGGACACTACCCTGACAATCCCAACGGCGGATGCTATGCTTGCTCGCTGCGATGCAGTATCCCTCGTACTCGATAAGGCGGCAAACACCAGCAGCATTGTACTGCGCAGCGGAACACCTGCAATGGAACCACTCTGCCCGGCTATCCGGCAGAATGATGATTATGACGAAGTATACCTTGCATCCATCCGCGTACCCGCTGGCGCTACGCAAATCAGTGCGTCCAATATCACCGATCTGCGCACGGATGAGGCGTACTGTGGCCTAATGCGAGATGGGGTGACAGGCTTGCCGACATCTGCCATCAGGGCCCAAACAGACGCGCTGCTGGCACAGGTGCAAACTGAGCTTGCCAATATCAATGCAGGCACAGAGGCCATGCTGCGGACAACCTACGACCCACAGGGAAAAAGTAAAGACATATACGCGTATGCCGATGGCAAAGTGGCATCCGGGGTAATCAGCACTGGAGTGAGCGGACTATCCCTGATGCACAGTGGGAAAACAGTTGTGCTATGCCTGAATGGAGTAAAAGGCAACGAACTTGCTGGATACACAGTACCGCAAGAATACCGTCCGCTTGCGACTGTATGCGGCCTCCTGTGGCTGAATAGTCAAACATCGTCCGGGTATCTGAGCCATGCGTTTATATCGAAAACCGGGGCAATCAGCGGCCAAGTTGCCGGAACTTACGCCGGAGGGGCAAACGATTGGAATAACGGAGGGTATACCCTATCCGGGCAGATTGTATGGGTGGTGGGCTAATGCGTAAGGGCACGACACCGACGATCCTGCTGACACTGGATGTGGATACCACTACGCTGCGCACCATCTGGGTAACGATGCGGCAGGGCACCATTGAGCTTGACCGCACCGGGGATGCTGTGACCAGGCTGAGCGATAACGCCACGCTGTCCGTCACGCTGACGCAGGAGGAGACGCTGGCATTCACCAGCGGCGGAAGCGTTGAGGTACAGTTGCGTGCACTGACAGCAGACGGGACGGCAGTGGCGAGCGATATCGCCACCATCCCTGTAGACCGTATCCTGATGGGAGGCGTGATCACATGAGGCTTACCGTGCAGGCCCGGCCCAGCGTAGCCCTGCACATTGGGACATCGGACAATATCAATATTGTGGGCAAGACGGATGTTGTAATCGGTGGAATCGATAAAGAGACCGACCCCACAGTACCTGCCTGGGCGAAAGCACCAGCACCGCCGACCTACACAGCAGAGGATGTTGGGGCGATACCGGAAAACAAATATCTGTCAAATACTGAAATCGACGAACTATTGAAAGGGGTAGAAGCATGTCTGTAGATGCAAAAAAACCAGTAGACGGTAACGGAATTGCGCACATTTGGGCGCTTGTTGTGGCAAGACTGGCAGGAAAAGTGGACAAGGTGGACGGCAAGGGTCTGTCCGCCAACGATTATACGTCCGCGGAAAAAACAAAGCTTGCAGGAATTGCCGATGGCGCGAATAAATACACGCACCCAGGATATACCGCTCATGCGGCAGGGTTGTATAAGATCGCCAACGATGCGTCCGGGCATATATCGGCAGCCACGGCGGTGGAAAAAAGCGATATTACCGGCCTTGGAATCCCTGCACAGGATACCACATACGGAGAGGCCACAGGTACGGCGGCCGGCCTGATGAGTGCCGCTGACAAGACCAAGATGGACGGCGTGGCCGCGGGGGCAAATGCCTACGTGCACCCAAGCCATACTGCGTTTGTGTCCGGGCTATACAAAATTGTGGTAGACGCACTTGGTCACGTTACCGGGGCAACCGCGGCAACCAAGAGCGATATTACAGCGCTTGGCATCCCGGCGCAGGACACCACTTACAGTGCCATGACGGGTGCATCCGCCAGTGCGGACGGGGCAAGTGGTCTGGCACCTGCACCAACCAAGGGAGCTGCAAACCGATATCTGCGCAGTGACGGAAGCTGGGCGGTGCCGCCTGACACCAACACTACCTACGGTGACGCGACGACCAGCGCGCACGGTCTGCTGAGCACTGCCGACAAGCTCAAACTGGATGGGATTGCGGCCGGGGCTAACAACTACACCCATCCGGCCCACACGGCGGCGGCGGCCGGTCTGTACAAAGTTACAGTGGATGCTCTGGGACATATTACCGCAGTGACGGCAGTCACCAAGAGCGATATTACAGCGCTTGGCATCCCGGCGCAGGATACAAATACGACATACAGTGCTGCAACAACGAGTGCCAACGGTCTGATGAGCGCCGCTGACAAGACCAAGATGGATGCAATTCCAGCGGCGGCGTCCATTGCAACGCAGACCTATGTCACCCAGCAGGTAGCCGCAGCCGGACACCTGAAGCGCCTGAAGGTGGATACCTTGCCGGCAATTTCCGCAGCAGACGCAAACACGATCTACATGGTGCCAAATACATCCGGAGCAAGCGGAAACTCCTGTGACGAGTTTATGCTCCTGGATGGGGCATGGGAGCAGATCGGCAGCACATCTACCACGCTGGACTACCTCACAAATGCGGAAATCGATGAAATCCTCGCAGCTGTGGAGGCGTAATAATGGCGATAGGAAACAGCAAGGTGCTTGGAGGCACCGGTCTGTCGGAAATTGGAAGGTGGACAAAATCGCTTTTCCGCAGTAATAAGGCGGTGCTGGACTTTTCCAACGTGATTATGATTGGAGATTCGTTCCTGGGCGGCTGGAACTGGGATAATACCAATTCTACTAACAGCGATATCCACAACTGGGGCACGCAGCTGGCCGGTTTGATGGGCATTACCAATTACCGGCGTTATCCCGTGGGTGGAGGCGGATTTGTTGCGCCTGGCACGCTGATCCACAATGGCACCACTTACAGCAGCGTTACCTACGGCCAGGCACTGGCAAATGTGATCTACCCGGCAGAGCAGGCCCAAGCGTCCAAAATTACGGCGGTAATCTGTGTTGGAGGGGCAAACGATACCATCTACAACAATGCGCGTACAGGCTCAACAGATGCTGTGTTATCGGCGGAGAAGGAAGCGGTGGCGGCGTTCTGCACGGCTGTGAAACAGTATTTCCCGGCCGCAACGCTGTACCTCATGCACAATCCGATGCTCGGGATGAGTTCCAGCGCGAATCCGAACCAAAATATCAATCCTGCAGTGCTATCTGGATTTATCCAGGGCGCGGAATCGGTATCCGCAAACACAGACGGGACTTTGACGGCAAAGCGGGTGTGCTTTAACGCACAGAGCTGGTGCTGGCTGTACGGGGAAACAGATTACTACGCAAGCGACCTTCTGCACCCGCTCACAGACGGGTACAAGATTATCGCTGCGCACATGGCGAACTGGATGCTTCGCGGGGATGCAGGCGGTACTTATGGGGCAAGAGGAAACGGGTTCTACAGCGTCGGAGGCGGCGGTATTTTCCTGCACAAACTTGGAGACCAGATTATTGTAAACGGGTACGGGAGCAGTCTGCCGACAGGTAACAGTGTAGCGGTAACCACCACTATGCCGTACTATCTGAGGCCGAAAAACTATGACAAACTTATTCCGTGCGGGTACGTGCAGGGGAAATACTCGCCCATATACCTGTGGCTTTTCCCGAACGGCAACATGAATCTGTTTTTCCCGGATAATACCAGTTACGCGGGAACAACTTGGAGTCTCTGCGTGACCATAAACATTCTGGCTTTGCTGGACGGATAAGGGGGACGAAAAAATGAGCATTTTTACAGGCCGCACGCGCGTGCGGTATGGGTACAGCCGTTTTGGCTGGACACGCGGTGGCGGCAAGGTATGGCATGGCGGCATTGACCTTGAGGGGCTGGATGGTACCACCATCCGGATGCCGGATTACAAGGGCAAGAGCATCAGCGGGTTGGTGACGCGAGCACGCATCGTCACAAACCGCAACAATCTCACATGGGAGTGGGGCTATTACGTTACGGTAGAGCTGGACGCGGGCCAAACGCCGGATGCAGTCAACTTTCTGTATTTCTGCCATTGTGCACGGCTTTTGGTGCAGGCCGGCCAGCGCGTAAAGACCGGAGACGCTCTTGCCATGATGGGCAATACCGGCAACGCCGCGCTGGCAACACCACCCTACGCGCACTGCCATTTTGAGGTGCGTGCCGGGTGCGGAGGCGGCAGAGGTCTGGACCCGACTGCTTACGCGGGCGTGCCAAATGCGGTGGGTACATACGGGACGGCGGCCAGCACGGAGCAAAAAATGCAGATCTGCACAGTCGGCCCTGTATCGACGGGAGACGCCGCCAAAGTGCAGGCGCTGTGCCGTACACTGTGCGTGCCGTACAGCAGCAAGTGGGAGACATGATGATGCTGGCATTGTATATAGCACGTCCCCCGCCCCACATAAACTGTCCGAGATACACATTATATAAATGGGTGATATTATGAGTATGATTGTTTTGACACTGGTTATGGCTGTGTCTGTGGAGGCTTTGGTGGAGTATGCCAAAAGCATCTACGATGCCTTCACCGGAGGAGGCCGTAAGACGGCTGTCACCCAGATGGTTGCCGTTGCCGTTAGCTGTCTGCTGTGCCTTACAGTGGGCGCTGACGTGTATTCTGCCCTCGGAGTGACATTCTCCACACCATGGGTTGGCATGTTGCTTACCGGAGTGTTCGCGTCCCGCGGCGCCAACTATTTCAGCGATTTGGTTAGTAAGTTACAGGCTTTCCGCGCGCAATAAAAATGCCATCCGACCGCCCCGGAAAGGATGACATTATGCAAAGTTTTATTGGATGGATCGGTGGCAAACGTGCTTTACGATCTCAGATTCTGCAGCAATTTCCGTCTGACATTGGCCGCTACATAGAGGTATTTGGCGGAGCCGGATGGGTACTTTTTGGGCGCATGCCAGAACCCGGGCAATTAGAGGTTTTCAACGATGCCGACGGCAGCTTGATTAACGTATACCGCTGTATTAAGTACCACTGCACAGCACTCCAGCAAGAGCTGGATTTGCTTCCGGATTCACGCGAGCTTTTTGGGGATTTTACCGCCCAGGAAAACGTACGCGGATTGACCGATATCCAGCGCGCAGCGCGCAGCTTATACGTCATTAAGTTCAGCTTTGGATCAGATAGAGACTCCTTCGCAACAGCACAAAAATCAATTTGCAATCTGTGCAATTATTTGCCGCAGATATCAAAGCGTTTGCACGGAGTAGTAATCGAGCACCTTGACTTTGCCCGGTTGATTCATATTTATGACCGCCCAGATGCGCTATTTTACTGCGATCCGCCTTATGTGGGCACGGAAAGCTATTATAGGACCCGATTTTCAAAAGAAGACCACAAACGCCTGTCGCAAGCGCTTCATTGCATCAAGGGCCGATTTATACTGTCCTATAATGACTGCAAAATGGTGCGCACCCTGTATGCTGACTGCAAGATTACGACAACGACTCGCAAGGTTACCTTGCCAGCCAATACTCCAAAGGACTATTCTGAGGTAATCATCCGCAATTTCTAACGATATTAGTTATATTCCAACAATTAATTTGTGCAAAAAAAGCCCCGGGCTGTCCTCACGGATGGCTCGGGGCTTTTTTATTTTGCCTTTATATACTTACCACTTGTTATTCTGTGATCTGGATAACGTTCATCTGAACTTATTACCCAATTTCTTCCGATTTTACGGGCTGTGGTAAAACCTCCTCTTGCCGCCATTTGCCTTACAGACGTTGGTGACTTACCGTTTCTTTTTGCATAATCAGATAGCGATATCAGCATTTCATCACCCATTAGTTGCTATGGCCATGTTCACCAAATCCATAGTGTCATATTTCAAGTAAACTTGTTGTAAGGCGTTATTATAATCACTTCTTGATGCAGGGGCGAGCTGACGAAGAGACGCCGATATCAGGTTCTCACTGAAATCATGCTGCAGACCGATAATCCGCTGCGCTTTTAATTTTCCAGTTGATGCATCGACAAGCAGAACATGTAGCGCAATCCCCTCGTTCTCATTTTCAATCTTAAGCTTGTGAAGATCATATTGTGCGTAAAATGCGCAGAATGGAGAATCCATCCAGTTAAGGGTTCCAAACCGAGATAACAAGAACATTATATTATTTACTTCTGAAATTTTGAATTCATACAAGCCGGATTTCACTGTGCTTATTTCTTTTGATGTAGGGCTATTATAAGCAATCAGTAGAATTGCACCATCCGGGAGAAACTCAAAGGTAACTCCCTCCTGACGCGGACTACAAACATATTCTCCAACAGCATAAGCCTTAAATTCCATCATCATCAACCTTTCCTGGAACCCAAGATTTTGAAAAGTCATTATCCTTAAAAAGATCCGCAATACCCGTAATTTGCTTGAGCCGCAAAATCTCATCTGTATCCATGCCAAGGTGCTTTGCCAGCCAGGCATCGGATCTGCCTATTTTGTGCAGCTCTGCTACAATGTTGCTCATTAAGTCAACGTCGTGCGCGCCGCGCGCACGATTGTGACGTATGGTGCTTGCCATGCGTTGGTCAATCGGTTTATCGATCACAGATACCGGCAGCATACCTCCCTCTCGCTCAAAAATGTCTTTGTGATCTAACATAATCCGGTACCGATGAAATCCATCTACAATCTCATACATGTCGTCGTTTTTATGATAGTAGCATACAATCGGCATCGTGTAGCCGTCCTCTTTGATGCTGTCATATAGAAGTTTCATTTCCGGAGGAGCAACGCTATTTGGATTGTACTCATTAGCCCGGATTTTGTCAATCGGAACAGGTCTAACCCCATATACAGGACTTTTATACATCAATATTCCCCCTTGCGATCGCTGCGTATTTTTTCTTGATCAGATTAATCTTTTCTTGCTGCGGCTTGGTCGGGCCAAATCCCATAAACCTGCACAGGTAATCATTCTTTAGGATGCAAAAGCACATTCGCTTCCAACTGGGGATATCGATGGTGCTCTTGACGTCATCTGTATTATCCGGGATTTCCTGCTCAAAAACAATACGAGATTTTCCATCCTTGGAATAATTTGATACTCCATTTTTCCTGATCCGATATCCGCACTGCTCTATTTCAGCAATCGCATCAGATGTAAGACCTCCGCCAGTTTTTGCCCAGAATTCCGCCGATGTTTTGAATTTATCAAGATAGTTTTCTCGGATATCCGGGGGAAGGGTGGAAAGCAAAAACTCAGTATAACTTTTCCATGTATGCCCTGCAGGGAGGGTTACATCGCGAAATCCGAGGGCCTTTGTACTGCCGTAAATGGCACCGAAGTTTGCGCCATTTACGCGACCTACGACCTTAGACCACGTTTCTGGCTCGATGACGCGGTATAGGTTGAGAGATGACCCGGCCCACTCGATGAATGGGCTGGCAACCCGCATATCGGACAACGGAACGCCGGCCTTATAATAGAGATCGTACAGAGCGTTATAGGCGAAGCCAAATTTTCCGTTAGCGGTCCAAACATCTTCCACGGTCCAATCGTACAACGGGGCGGCGGAGTAGATATCCCTAAACTGGTGCGTGATCCACTGCCGGCCGTCATAATCGTGGCGCTTATTGACAATGGAACTGTACCGGCTGAGGCTTTCCGTGGCCCGTATACCAATCAGACCTACCGTGCGCCCACCACCGCAGTGGCGGCCATACCACCTGCCGAACTGCTTGTAGAGATCATCCTGCAGCATCTTGGGCTTGTAAAAATCGAATGGGTTGTTGTCAACGCTTAGAACATAGGGATGCTCGGGCATTGGGCGAACCCAAATATCCTGCTTGTCCGGATCCCACGGATACCACCACGGGTCGAACGTGCTCATGGCGTTGCGAACCGCCATTGGGAGGCAGCACCAGAAACGGTCTGCATCATCACCGGCAGAAGCAAACGTACGCTCGACGAACTCGGTGGTTTTAGTGTACTGCGCTTCAAAATCTTGGTGGAAAATCCCTATTTTGCGATGGATGCCGCGCTGCTGCATATACTGCTGTACAAGATGCCAGAGCAGGCCGCTATCCTTGCCTCCGGAGAAGGAAACATAGATGTTATCGAACTCCCCGAAAATGTAATCCATACGAGACTGAAATGCTTCATAAACGTTTTGGCTTTGATAAATCTTTTCCATAGACACCTCCATGCAGCATAGAAATAAAGTCACTTTTGGACTGCGATTTCTTGATTTCACATTTGAGTGCATCGGCAATATTTCCCTTGCGGCTGAGGCAATCGAGTATTTTTATATCGATGGTGTCGAAAGCAAAAATATCAAGAAATTCGCAAGGAACGGTTTGGCCATACCTCCAGATACGGTCTTCGGATTGGGCACGGGTGCCCCAATCCCAATCGTTGGAGTAATAGATAATCTTGTGGCAGAATTGAAGATTAATACCGAAGGCACCGCAGGATTTATTTGCCACAAGATACTGGGCGCTGCCGCGGAATGATTCTATTGATGCTTCGCGGTTGGCAGAGGAAACGCCACCATAAAATGGAACCGCGATGCCGGGAACATGGGAATTGAGAAGCTTTACGATGGAAAGAATCTCATCGGTATATTTGCAGAAAATAATACACTTTTCGGAGTTATCGTACAATGCCTCAAGCAGCGCTTGAATGCGAGGGTTATCCGCTGGATCCGGGAAAAGAGGAAAGCGGTCGATGCGTTTCCGTTTATCGACGGTAACGGAGTAGCCACAGGAAACCGATTGAAGAGCGCCGAAAAGCTGATAGATGGATTCTGGCTTCATTTCATCCAGCGAGGTGAGCAGGCGCTGGATTACATAGTCATAGTTATTAAGCTGCTCATCAGTAAGATAGAAACCGCGAGAGGAATACTGCTTTGCGGGAAGAGTGAAGCATTCCTCTGAGGTGCACTGAAAGGTATACGGGGACATTTTGGAAACCAGATAGTCAACGTTAAGTGCCCTGCGAATACGGCCCCTATCGTCGTACTCCAAATGATTGGCGGAAAAGCTCCAAAATGAGCGGTAGCCGAGTATGCGCCAATCGAGAAGGAACCACTGGGAAAACAAATCCTCGTAACTGCGTGTGACTGGGGTGCCGTTGAGAATGAGCCGGTACAGGCACCCGGCTGCCAACTGGGTGATGTGTATGCTGCGAAGTGCGGCATGGTTTTTGACAAGGGAAGATTCATCGACAACGAGAAAAACTCGATTACTTCGGACCATTGACAGGAGGCGGGAACAGGTTTTGACGCTGGCGGAAAGTGTTTCAATTCCGCAGATTGTCAAAAGGCCGGTCTCGTAGAGGTCGGAGTGCGTTTGTATGTTATGCCGCAGATCACGCCGGACATTGCAGGGACACAGCCATAGAACGCGGTCCACCTTGCCGGAATCAAGGCGGAGCTTGATTAGCTCCAGGGCTGTGCGCGTCTTTCCGGTGCCCATCCCCATATACAACGCACCGATTTTAAGACTTTTAAGTTTCTGAAATGCGTCTGCCTGATGCGGGAGAAGGTCGGTATAGGTTTTCAT